TTAGATAGCTATGTACATGTAACATCTCCTATTAGGCGACTGCCAGATTTATTAAACATAATAATTTTACAAAAAAACTTAGGATTAACAACACTAACTGATAATGCATCAGATTTTTATAATCATTGGTTAAATAGATTAGAATATATTAATACAACTATGAGGGCTATAAGAAGAGTGCAAGTAGATTGTAATTTGTTGCATTATGTTATGACAAATGAAAACGTATTGGATAAAGTATATGATGGAAATATATTTGATATGATACGACGAAATGATGGGTTGTACCAATATATCTGTTATATACCAGAAATTAAATTAGTTTCACGACTTACTGTTCGTGAAGAGATGGCTGAATACAAAGATATAAAATTAAAATTATATATCTTTATAGATGAAGATAGATTACAAAGGAAAATTAGAATTCAAATGATTAGTTAATTATATTAATATATAACTTCATTAGTAAAATATATAATACTAAAAATATAAAACTATTTGTCATACAACAATAGATGGTATTAAACTTATTTTTTGATGTAAATAAAGCTATAATAGATAAAATTATAGAAATAAATATAAATAATTCTAGTTGATCTAATTCTATTTCTACGTATGGAATTCTTATTATTTTATATCTGGATATCATACTTCCAGTAAATCCAGTAAGTTCACTTTCTAATTCATGTGAATAAAACTTATCTAATAATTGATATAGTATATTAAATGATTTGTTATTGGAACTAGTAGATGATTCACATGAATCAGGAGCGAAACACATATCAGGAGTTTTATATATTATACAATTAGTGTAAGTTCGTTCAATATCAGTATGAGTTACAAGTTTATAGTTATCATAACGTTTTTTATAACCTTTATAATTAATTAAATATGCCATCGTACTACCCATATATTTATTGCTATCCCAAGTTTTCTCTTTATAATTGGTTTTACCTTGAGTATATAAGAGAATGATTTCCCAATCATTTGGTGCTTTATCTATAATTGTATTTATATAATTCTTTGATTTAAATAATGGTATAGCATCGTCTTCAAGAATCAATGCGACTTTATCCTTATCTTTGTCAAAATGTTCTTTGCATGCTAAAAAATGTGATAATCCACATCCAATAATAGCTCTAGGAATGAATGGTTTATATTGAGAAATATAATCATCATATTTACTATTTATATTTCGTCCATCAATTGCATCAAATCTAGCGTGTTCCATACCTATAGAATTAAGTCGGTTTGATATATTTTTATATTTTACATGATCACGTTTCAAATTAATAATATATGTATTATATTCCATATGTTATTAATTAAGAGTATTTTATTTTTTTAATAGTTCCTTAATATTATCAATTTCGGTCTGAATAATACTGATTTTTTGAATAATAACAGATTTATCACTTTGAGATAAATCTTGACTACTTGAAAATTCTGATATAGAATTATCACTAATACTAGGTATTGGTATAGTAGGTACGTTATCTACAGTTTTTAGTTTAGATAAAAAATCCGAATTATTAGAAACTGGTTCTATTTTTTCATTACTAAAAGTAACACTTTTCTTTTGACCATTATTTATCCATTTTTCAGCTTTATTAATATCTTTATCGTCTACTGCGAGATCTAATTGTCTATCAGCCATCATTTTAGCTAATTGAGCATCCATATCTTTAATTGGACGATCATCACTACTAGTATCACTGAAATCAAGGTTAGTAGGTTTTTTTGGTTCATTATCATTACGTTCACTTTGTCTAGACTGTAAAGCATAATTAAATTGATCAGTAGAAGCCTTACGTCTAGCATCAGCACTATAAACTTGTTGTAAACTAGTATTAGGTGTGAGTTTTTTATTCTTAAATTGGGTTAAATAGTTAGAAAAATAAGCAATAAATTGTTTATTAATATCAAGAATATTTTGTTTAGATGAAACATTAGTCTGGGAGATAAGTTGTTCAAAATTTTGTTTGACAACATTATAATCAGAATTTTCAATACCATTAAAATAACCAGATTCATTTAATGTATTCCATAATAAACCTTTATTTTCCTTAGTAGCAAAAGCGCTCATTTATATTAATAAAAAAATAAATTTTTAAGTATTTACGTATTTAACTATTTATATTTTACCAACAATAACAATGTTACCATATATTTTGATACCATATATCTTGCCAGCCTCTTTATTAATAGGAGAGACGAGACTACCTGTTTCATTAATGAACATAGTCCTTCCATCAACTAAATGTAGTACACTAAATAAACCATTTGTAATTCTCTTAATAGTATCGTATCCAGGATCAACATCAAAATAATAAATAGTGCCTTCTTTATTAGTAGTATAGTTCATAATTTAAGGTAAAAAAACATTTTATTATGAATTCAATTCAATTTTATTATAATACACAATATTTACTTGACCATTTTAATGTATTTATCAAATATAATTGCTTGAGCCTCTTTTTCACGCAATTGAATTATTTTAGCTGCAAGTTTTTCAGGATTATCGCTTAACTTTTCAGTATATTTATCAATGTTTTTCTGTAAACGGTCTTTATTATACCCACTGATCTTATCAAGAACTAAAGCAAATACTTGTAATAAAGGTTTCATAATTTGATTAGTAATATAATGAGCGTAATCTAATTGTAGTTCATTATCTTTAATATATGAAGGCGTCTCAATACGATTGCCTTGCAAAGCTTTTTTATCAGGATTAACAATATACGCATAAGGAATTCTATCACCACTTCTAGGTTTATTACCTGGATCTCTTAGGCCTATTCTATCAGCTAGAACCTTATGAGCAATTTGTTTTGGATTTTTATAATTGGATCTAAGAGATTTTGTAATGATCAATTTTTCAATAGGTACTTCACCATTTACAAGAGTTTGTAACATTTTTTCAGTGAATATTATAGCTTTATCAACACTCTTTTCTTTCATTAAAATATCTATAACACCACCGTAAATATCTTTGACAATAGGTGCATTATCCCTACGTTTTAATACAATACCCATTTCTTTTCTTTTACCTTTATTTATGTCAAATTCAAATAACATTCCAACATACCTTTTTTTAGATAGTAAACAGAACGGTATAAATGTTTTTTCATATTCCAAATCATGTGGATATTTAAGAAATTTAGATGCTAATTCACCTGCTTCTTGTGATAGTTCAATAGTGATTTCAAGAGCCTTAGAACCCTTAATTCTAGTACCATCAAGTTCCTCTAGATAAAAGCAGAAGAATACAGAATCGGTATCACCATATATATATTTGGCTTTGCTTCTGACTTTACCATGATTTTTAGTTTCACATATTTTATCACCATATACTTCTTCAACGATTCTTTTTGCATATGTTAATAATTTTCTACCAATAGCGGTACATGATGCTGCTACATCCGGTTCATAGAAATGACTAGTTTTAGCACCTGTCTGACCATATAAAGAGTTGGCAGTAAGTTTAATAGCTAACTGTCTATTATCATAAACATTTTTCATAAATGGATCAGGTTCATTTTTACATAATTTTTTAGTTTGTTTTCTTGAAATAAGTAGTTCTTGTAATACTGATGGTATGACAGCCTTACCTTGTGTTTTATGTTCTGCAAAGCGACAGATTTTGTATCCGACTTTAACTTTTTTAGCAGCAGCCTTAGGAGTTTTACGTACATATGTGAAAGTGTCGTATTGTACATTAACATATTTATAATCAGGTAAATTATCATATTTATAGTTGTTATCATCATCTTTTTCTCCAGATTCTTCTAACAGCTTACCTTCAAGATCATATTCTTTACTCCATACTTTACTAGAATGACATAAGTTTTCACTGATCATAGAAGACGGATAAAGTGAACTATAATCATTAACACCAATAGGTTCATCAAAATATAAATCTGTTCTAGGTTCTAACACGATAGCACCCTCATATCCATCTTCTGATTCATCTTTATCAATACATGGAATAAGATAACCTTTTTCTCTACATTTTTTAGAGATATAACTAGTAAGTTTAATACCTTGTCCTCTCATAACAAGATAATTCATAGGTACACTACACAATTTTGACATTTCAACCAATCCAGTTACAATATCTAATTTAAGCAATAATTCATGTACAAGATTACAATCCTGAATACAATATTTTGCTACAATAGCACGTTCATCAGGACCTTGACGAGCTAATCTGAAAATATCCTGTGGTGTTACATCATCCTTAGCTAAACACCATCTAACTTTTTTATTCATATCAGGATTCTCAACACCTTTAATAACAAAATGATCATCGTATAAATCAATGACTTCAAATTTATTACCGTCTTTATAATAATCTGTGCTATAACTAATTTCTTCAAAATGTATCCAAGATCCTACTTCTAATCCGCTGAGATTATCAGAATATATAGTTGTGTTTTCCTCATTATTATCTATTTTTTTAACTCCATCACCAATAAAGTGACCTGATACATAATCTAATTTATATGATGTTAAATTGTGTTCACGTCTAAATGTATTATAAAGATCAATTTGTAGTCTACCATTCATATCAACATATTTTTGCTCATGTGTACCACTAGCAATATTGATAACCGAATCTTTTAATTTAAGTTTCTTAGTTTTCCAGTCACGTTTAACAGCATTTTCACCAACATTTCTAGATAATTTAATAAAGTCATCTACACAACCGGTTTCCATAGCTCGTCTAAACATATATTCCCAATCAAAACCTGTAATATTATATCCAATAACGATGTGTGGATCTTGTTCTTGAACCAATTTTGCCCATTCTATAATAACATCTTTTTCTGTTTCACATCTAATAATTTCTTGATTATTAACATTAGGAAGTTCACTACATGATCCTAGAACAATACAATGATTAAGATAAGGTTTTTTATCGCCATAATTAAGGAATGTAGATCCAATAAATGTGACTTTATCACCAGCAACTTTTGGAAATACACTGGTTAATGCTTGATTAATTTCTGTAATTTTACTATCACGTTTAACTCGTTCGCGCATCAATAATTCAACAACAGTATCCTTTCTAACAGATTTTCTATTTTTTTTAATAGAAACCATTTCATCATCATCTAGGTCTTCATTATCTATTATAGCCTCAAATGTATTTTCAGCATTGTATTCATCATCATCTTCAATTTCACAATCTCTAACAGGTTTTTCTAACCATTCATCAATAAGCTTTTCAATAATTTCTTGAGAAGGTTTTTCTGATTTAGTATAAATAGTGTCTATACCATCATCCCATTCATATTCAAATGCAGTTAATACAGCTCGTCTTAAGAAGCCTGGAAGATAATCTAATTCAATAGAATCCCAGCTTTCTACTACGTCAACAATATTAGTAGCAAGCCTTTTATATGTTTTAACTGGTAAAGGAAAATCACCATGACTGGAATCCGCTTCAATATCAAAACTCATGATTTTATAAGGAACAGCATCTTCCTTATCATTTATAGGACATAAATCTTTATAACTACAATTATATTCATAGTCACAATAAGTAGTTTTATCAACATTAATTTGTTTTCTATCAGGTAATTCAATCCAACCAGCAGGAGAAATCTGTTGTATATGAAATAATCTTAATATGGGAGGTATGACTGCTTCATATATACGTAAACTAGTTTTAGCATATCCAGTATACCCATTTTCTTTTAAACGATATTTATTCCAACCAGGTCTATCCGGATCTTTAGAAATATTATACCATAAATTCTTACATTTAGAAAGCGCTCTTGTATTTTTAAATTTAATAGATATAAACTTGTATTCTTTACCAGCATTAAAACCATACAACTTTTTTCGTTTAATAAGTCTACAATCTTTGATAATAATTGAATCCGAGTAATAAGAACCTAATTTAGTTTTTAGATGATTAAGAAATTTATTTTTAGTCGCAGATCCCCAAGTACTAGGTACTTGTACATAGAAGAATGGACTAAAATCATCAATAGTAATAGATGCAGATTGTCCTTGTTCATTAATAGCCCATGCTTGTACCATGAATTTTTTAGAATCTACATATGGATTTTGTGAATCATCATCTGTATCATCTACAGGTGTAGCATCACAAAAGTTAAAGTCGTATAGCTTAAATTTATGTGTCATCTTGTTATAATTTAATAACCAAATTATTTTTAATTCAATTTTATTGATAAAAATATGCTATAGTTATAATATAGTGATGTACAAAAAAAGGTTTATTATAGGATCATTAATAATTTTAAGTATTATACTGTTTGGAATGTATCATAAAAAAATGAATAGCATAAAAGTAGTAGAATCATTATCAAACAATAATAATAATATTGTTCTAATGGGAGATAGTATATTTAAAAATGATACCTATGTTAATAGGGGTGATTCAGTTGGAGATTTATTACAAAATAAACATGGTAATGTATTAGTAGTCGCTGAAGATAACTCAACGATCAATGATTTAGAATATCAATTTAGTAAAATACCTAATAATATGGATAATAGTAATACTAAAATAATTGTTAGTGTAGGAGGTAATGATTTATTACATAAATATGCTATGGCTGATGTAAGTAAAACCAGACATGTAGACACAATTTTTAATAAATATACGAGTAATATAAATAATTTAAGAAATAGTTGCAAATGTGGTTTTGTTTTATGTAATATTTACTATCCACGATCACAAAATTATGTTAGATATTATGATATAATAGAATTATGGAATAATAAATTAGATAACTACGCCAAAAGTAATGATTTACAAGTAATAGATATAGATGACAAAGTAGATAAAGCTCATTATTTTACACACGACATTGAACCATCATTATCAGGAGGACATATTATTAGTAATAATATTCTCTCATCTATAGAATAAAATATCCTTCTAATATAAATGACAGGAGGTTATTCAATTATGACTTTTAGATTAAAAGGGCATGGAGGACAATCGTGTAAAACACATAATGACATTTATGGTAGTGTAAAAGCAAATAAAGTTATGTCGGGTGGCGGAAACCAAAAACAATATATTGCAAATTCTATTGGTAAAAAGAATTATGTCATGCGTTCTATAAGAAGACGAAATCCACGTAATATTATTAATAAAAATCCATTTAGCTTTACATACCAGTGTAACAAAAATTAAAAAATTGAAATTGATTAATTTAATATTTATAAATTAATCAATATGATATCTACAACAGGCATGACCAACGCACTAAGTAAAGAACAAGTAATGAATTTTATAAAAAATGATTCGGTTGATAGAATGAAAGATATGTTATCTGGATTTATTGTGTTATATATTTTTGGAGGATTGGGATTATATCTAGACAAACTTGAAGCAATATTTATACCAGAGATAAAAAATTATGCTCTAGGTAGAGTAATGCTGTTTTATGTATATGTTAGTATAATGATGGTATTAAATTGTTATACATTTCCAATAATATATAATTTACCAGAATATAAACATGATTTACTAAATTGGCGATCAAATGTATATGATTATGCAAAATCATTATTTACTATTAAAAAATTTTATACACAACCTGAATATGAATATTTCCATAATGAAGATAGTAAAGATGTATTTCATAAAAATTTGCAACAATTTACTAAGAATAAAGAATTATGATTATATTACACAACCAGAAGCATCAATAACTAAATCAGTGATAGGTTTATTATTTTCATCATATACTATATAATCTTCTACTAATTTAATACCCATACCAGCAATGCGTACTGCTTTACCTGAAATCCACGATTTATTAAGAGGTGTACTGCTAATAACTTGGATTTTTCCAATAGAATTACTTGTATGAGCGATAGCAGCATATCCACTATGAAATCCAATAATATTATTATTGTTATCAATAATGGTTAATCCGCGGGTACGATCAAGATAATATATCTCTTTAGGTTCTAGAGGAGCCATGTTATATGAGTGTGAGTATTATTAAATATTTTAGTATTTAAATAATCAATTTTTTATATTAATATAAAAGAAATAATATATTTTAATATATAAATGAACTATGTCACAGAAATAATAAATTCAAATATGGACACGTTAGTGCCAAGTGGAATAACAACTATAATAGGTTATAAGTCATATGACATGCTATCAAATTATATGTTGGTTGGAGAAGCTGGAATAAAATACTATGCTGAGGCTCATTTATCTCCATGGAATGCATGGATTCATACAGCTGTAATGCCATATTCAATGTATGGCATGTTATTTTGGTTACCAGCATTATTCAATTTAAAACCTTTGGTTGCACGAAAAATGATGTGGTCTTTGTATGCTCTTTATGGTGGACATTACTATAGGGTAAATAAAATGGGTGCATTATTGTATTACGCAATGTATTATTACACAGTGAAAAAAGCAACGATATCGTATAATGAAACGTATAGAAATAAAACCAATGAACTTATAAAAGACAAATCTTTAGTTAATAGATATTGCAATAAAGTACAGTTCTATTTATTAAGAAAAGGGTTAGTTATAAGTTTTTGTGGATTAATATTTCAGGAAATATTTGGTCACTGGATAGGAGGCGATATAGCTAGTAGACCAGAAGCTGTATTAAATGCTATAGTTTATGCGATGTATTTTTCATCAGGACACATTTTAGGAGTATGATTAAATTAAATAAATAAATATAAATTTAATTTAATTAGGATCTATTTTTTTTAGTTTTTCTTTTATTATTTTTTTTATTAGTCCGTGTTTTTTTCTTATTTTTTTTTAGTTTTTTCTGTTTTTTACTATTAGAAACATCTAATAATTTATCATATAATGTAGAATCAATAACTTTATCAGAAGCTTTATTATACATATTAGTAAATGTAGTTTTTTTAGTTTTTTGTTGTAACAAAAGTAATCCGGCAGGAACAGCTAAATTAGAGAATACAGAACTTAAATTTCCTCCTTGTTGAGAGGATGAATTATTAGTTGATAATGGAGATATATTATTTTGTAAAAA